GAGAGTCTGTGGCCGAGGCTGATGCGAACGGGACATGCAAGTAGACGTAACCACTGTCAGAGCCTTTGCTGGTCAGTGTTAAGTAACCACTGTAACTGACTGTGTTTCCAATTTTTGTGTAATACCCAAAAGTATTTGCCCCGTATGCGATACCTGTCGAGCCTCCCGAATAGCTCACCGTGGGCGTCCATTGGCCCTCGGAATAGTGCGAGTCCCAGTCCACCCACGCACCAGAATTCAGCATGCCACAGAGCGGCACCATGTTTGCTTGAAGTCCGATATCTGGCACCTCCAGATTGAGTTTTGCCGTGTCCTTGCTGGCTACGTCATCAAGGTTATTCGCGGCCAGCAAATCCCCACTGGTTCCCGTGATTCCCAGCGTGTCCCTCATCGCTGACTTTTCAGTGTTCGTGACGGGTTCATTCTCTAAGAAACGGGTCAAGCGTGCTTTCACTCGCTTTGCGTTTCCTAGCTCATCGAAAATAAGTAGACGTTCTGTTGGCACAATATCAAATAAGTTGAGTTTAAAATTGAGGGCAGAGAGGAGAGTGCTTCTGTCTCCATATTTGTCACGTAGACAACTAGAGCCCTATATATAAGTTCTGCAGAGTGTTTCACTGCCACCTGCTTGGCGAGTCAGTGGAGGGTGCTGCAGTGCCTCCACTCCTTCTGACTCCAGGACTTGCTTTGACCACTACTCCTCTGGGAGAGTGGTTAATCAAAGTGCCTGAGCTCTTGCGTGGCTGCAGAGACTCCACTGCCTCCTGCAGTTCCTTGATGGCTTGCAGAACTCCTGAAACTGTGAATTGACGTAGTTTACTCAGTCTCATGGTTTATCCATATACGTTGTGCAGCAGTGTGCTTTTCTCACCCAACTCATAGTTGGTCCACTCTTGGACAAGCTCCACTTTCCCTCCATGCACATCAGAAAGAAGTGGTGCCTCCTTGAGCCAGTAGCTGTTACCAAAGACTGCATTGAGGTCACCCAGCATTGTGTGCCTGGTGACTGATGGAATAGCAGTGGCAAAGATGTAATTGGAGAGAGCAGCAGTGGTCCACTGCTTGCCTACCTGCTCATGAGCCACCTGTGTGCTGGTATTCCCTGGCAGTATGCGGATATTACGCAGCACATACCTTGAGTGCTCATCTGTGTCCTTGCCATTGAGAAGCAAGTTGACCAGGTTGAGTGCTTTCTGCTTTTGGTTGCCTACAAGTCCTGTGTAAGCACTGCCATTACCGTCCCACTCTTTGAGCTTGGTGTGCAGATTTACTTTTGATTCATCTGTGTTTCCTGCTTCAATGTTTGCTTGCACCTCTGACAGATAAGCGTCCACTGCTGCTCTAATTCGATACTTGGTGCCTCTGTAATTTGGTGAGGCGAGATAGTTTGACTCTGAGGTGTAAACAATCAAGTTGTCATCCAGGTCATCAAAATAAGGGTCCTCCCAGACATTCCTCTGCACCTTGCTGGGTTTCAACTCCCACATATCTGACTCAGGAGTGTTGGCAGTGGTGCTGGCAGACTCGTTGTCAATGGCTGCAAAAGTCACTTGCATGGTGCCATAGCCACCTGCCTCCTGGTTAACGTCCACCCTGGAAGAGTTGCCTACATAAGCAGTGTTATTCTTGGCGAGTTCAATGTTAGCCCAGGTCCCCTTGTAACTATAGGTGGACTCCCAACCGTTGGACTGTGACCAGTTACGCTGGATGCCTTCTAGACTGACTGCTGCTGTTCCTCTGAATTGCGTTGTCATTTTGCCATTTTCTTGACTGCATCAGCAGTTTCCTTGAGTGCTTTGTTGTTTTCTGCCTCCTGCAGTTCTTTTTTGAGTCTCTTGTAGGTTGCAAACCCACCATCATCTGTGACTGCTGCTCTTGCTGCTGGCAGGATTGGTGTTCCATTCCAATTAAGTCTTTCAAAGAAACTAGTTCCTCCTGACATGAATTTAAGTGCTCCAGCTTCCCCTATCCTTCTTGCTGTCCTTAAATCGTCATAAGCACCTGCAACCCCTTCCACCTGGTTCTCACTCAGCAGTGCTTGTTGCCCTGATATGTCATTAAAATCTCCACGCTTCATGAATGGTGCAAGTTCTGCGCCTGGGTCGCTCATTAAGTCATCCATGTGAGCTAAAATTTCAGACATGCTTTTGCTGCTATCACTTACTGCTTTTGAGAGTGCCTGGAACATTTCAACGGGTGCCATGTCTCCAAGGTCCTCAAGCTGAAATCCATAGCTTTCAAAAACCTCCATCCATGTTTTGCTCCCGTTGACTGCCTCCCTTTGTTTGACCGTCAAGTCTTTGACTGCATCGTAAAGTCTATCCACTGGCACTCTTGCTTTTTCTGCTGCCATTGCCATTTTCTGGTAGGTCTGCGTGTCTGTGTCATACCTTAAAGCATTGTCACGGATGTCTGCTGCTTTTTCATACATGGAGACAAAGCCTGATAACACACGCTCCACTGCAAACATGGAAGCTACTCTGCCCTGAAGGTCTCTGCCAATCTGAGAGCCAAAGCTCTTGCTTGAGCTTTTCATTTTGTTGATGCCACGGGACCAGTCCCTGGTATCAAGTGCTACTTTTGCAAATAGATTCATGCTCCCTTTCTTCCTGCCTGCGTTTTAATTGCTCCAGACCATGTTCCAGCTCTCCTGCAATGATTCGAGCTCCACCCATCTGCTCATTGTATGCGAGTATGTCCCAGACTAGTTGCAGAAATGGTGCATCCATGATGGTGTCTGGACTGTAGTTGAGCTTTGAGAGTGCCACCGTCCTCATGACCTGCAGTGAGGGTGCTCCATGCTTTGCTCCACCACCAGACCCACTGCCATCTTTGGTCATTAGCTCAGGGGTTTTCAGTGATTGGTGCATGTACGCGATTGCTTGGGAATATGCTTTTGCCTTGTCCCTGGGCAGTGGCTTGTGCTTGTAAAGCCATTGACCCACTGGGCTCAGATAAAAGCCAATCCACCTGCATGCCGCTTTAAAGGGTCTTGAGCAAATGCCAATGAAAGCCCAATAGTCCACTGGGTCCAGGACTTCCTCCAGGTCAATGCGCTCCATCAGCACCACATGCCCATAGGTGAGAGGCAGGAGCTTATGGTCTCCCACCTCCACTGGACCTGGCACTGCTACCTCTGACCATTGGCAAGGCATTAGTCAGTGATGGTGTCACTGCCACCATGAGCTACAGATAGATATTCAATTGCGCTGATGGTCCATTCTGCGTAGTTGCCGCTTGAGCGTGTTTTCTCTGCGCTTTGAATTGTGAAATTCCCCTGGCCCACGTTATATGTTGCCGCAGCATTTTCTGATGTGGGTGGTGTTTCCATGGAGTTGACCTCTATCCACTCAATGAAATTGATATTGAGCCTCATTCCTGAGTAGAATGGTGCAGCAAACATGCTATTGGCTTTTGTGATAGTGCTGTCAGTACCTGCTGGGACTGAATTTGCACTGTTATTGCTGAGAATAACCCCTGTGAGGTTGAGTGTTTTTCTTTGGTTGTATGTGCAGTGACTGATGACCTCACCAAAGCTGTCTGTGGCTTGATTGGTGTCTGCATCATAACTGAGTTTAACCTCTGATGCATACATCTCTCCCCTGAACTTTGTCACAGCACTACCAGTTGAATCGTCAATGATTTCAATAGCAATGACGCCTGTGGGGTTATTGGTGCTCTCTCTGTCAATTGACCCATACGTGATGGGTGTGCCTCTTGATAATTTTGCCATGATTTTCTTGTTCTAATTGAATGAATTTAAAAGTCTCCCAGGGCAGCAGCAAAAGTGATTGTGAACATCTCGCTCACCACCATGTCCTGCAGTTCTCTGTCAGGTCCGCTCTGCTCTTGCTTCCCGAAATAGTGAAAAAAGTCTCCAACCTGGTTAATACCTGGCAGTAGTTCTGAGTCCAGTGCCATGTCTATTTCTGATACCGTTGCCTCATGCACATCAAGTGCTCCAGGTGCACCTTCCTCGTCAATCTGACTTTGCACCATAATCTGCATCTGAATGTCCATGTTGCCACTGTCAGGAGGATTCTCTTGAGCACTCACAAATGAGACCACCACACAAGGCATGCTCTTTACTTCATCACGTAGCCCTACCAGCACAGGCACTCCTACTTTCCCTTGAAGATAGGCCGCCATGGCTGCCTCTGATTGGTTGCGGTAGCTCATCGTTTTTTGGTGCCTTTCCAGTCCTGTCTGATTTTTCTTTTGAGGTAGACCAACATGTCACGTGTCTCTGCTCTGACTGATTTTTTTAAACCTATCTTTGCTGCTGGCACCTTGTCACTCCAAGGCACACCGTGTGTGACCCGTGCCTCTGGTGAAATCATCAAAGAGGACCGTGCTGGTTTGCCTTTTCCTAGCAGTCGGAATCCGCTTGAGTTCTTTGGCCTTGGCTTTGATTTCTTTAGGTAAGGCCTGATGTCATCTGCAGCACCCAACCATCCTGCCCTCATAAATCCTATGCCTCTGTTTTTGCTTTTTAAGTTGATGTCTACCTGGGCCTGCATTGCCTCTCCTGTGAGACCCTTCTCTCCACGCTTGCCTCTTGCGTAGTTAATCAGGATGGCAGCCAGAGGTGCCTTTTTGCGTCTGGTGCGTGGTCCTGTGCCTTTCTTCTTCCTGCGTTTGCGTGGAGGTGGTTGCACTTTGGCACCCTTCTTGAGCTCCTTTTGAATGCTTGAGAATGATGCTGCTTTGGTAAATTTCTTTCTTCCACTGCTTGCATTGAGCGCAATGTTAAATGCACGCTTGTTGCACTCATCCGCAAAGGTCTTTTTGGATACCTGCAAGTATTTTCTAAGAACCTTGGAAAATCTCTCTTGGTCTATGTTGATACTTGCCTTAACCATGTTTTTTCAAGAGTCCAAGTTCAAAGGCACCATCTGAGGTGACCACAGATTCCACTCTGAATTTCTTACCACCACGTGTAAGGGTGGCACCCACAATCGGTCTCATGTTAAGGTCTGACCATTGCTGCCTGGATGATGTCAGTGTCACATCAAATCCTTCCAGCATCCCACCTTCCTCGAGTTCCTTTGAGTCTGTCCTTGATGATTCCACTACTCGAATGATTGACCCGTTATAGTTGCACACTGAGCCCACCAATGACTCAAGCTCCACCTGTTGCTCATGGGATAGCCTGCTGGTCAAGTGTCCCTGGTCAATGGTCTCTGTGGAGCTGATGGTTCCATAGGTTCCTGTGGCAGGTGCCAAGTTGAAATAGTCTGTCCTTGTGGTGCCGTTGCCTCCTGGCACTGATAGTGTCACGGTGCTCAGGTCGCTTGTGTTGCCACCACCACTGCCCTGGATTAGGTAAGCAGTTGCTCCATACTGGGCAGAGTCTGCAGTCACTCTGATGACTACCTGTGAGGCGGTGGAGTAGACAGGCACACTGGCAGGGTCAATGGCAGAAAAGGTGGTAGGTGCTGATGCACTTGCCACCTCGTAAAGCCACCCTGAGCGAAGTTGTTTGAGCGTAATTGACATTGTTTGCAATGGTTAGCACCCAGGCAGTGTGGTCTACCTGGGTGCCGTGTAACCAACCAACACTATGCCTTTTTGCGTGAAGATTTCTTTGCAGGCTTTTCTGCTCCCATTGGAAGTTTAGCTCGCTTCCAGAAAGGTGGTTTTCGGTAGACCATAACGTCTGTGTATTTGCCGCTTGGGTTTGCTCGCTCAGAGACAAATGCCTGCTTACAGAGGTCTGCGTCTCCTACCTCAAGGACTTGTGAAGTGCCGTCTGGCAAGATGCCAATGGTGATGCTGGGTTTCTGAATCATTTCTGTTTTTCTTTGGGTTAATTTAAGTGGTTATCCTTACACCACAGGTAGAATTGCCCACACTCACTCCATAGAGAATGGAGACTGTGAGGTAAGTCTTTCCCTGGGTTGGGTTATAAAATTTTCTAAACTGCAATGGGAGCCCACAGGAATGGACTGCCTGCAGCACATCTACATGAGGTGCTGTGGTTGGTTCTGCCACATGCCTTGCCGCTATGCAAAGAGCAGAAGGATGGCAGGCAAAGCCACGCAGGTTGTTGGTTGTTGGTATGTCCTGATACTCCACAACATTGAGCCCATGCATGATGCCAAGCTCTCCATCAAGTAGTGGCTGCCTGTCTCCATAGTGGTCTGCATAGAATGCAGAGTCTTTGGACAAGGTTGCTGCATACTCAGGAGTGAGCATGATGCTCCTTAGACTCCTTGGTGCTTTAGCCTCACTGAGCATTTTCTGAGCATCTGCCAGATGGTCTGTGTCTATGTCTGAACTGGAAACAGAGATGCTTTGGGAAAAGGATGTGGGATTGATGAGCCCAAGCAAATCTGAAGCAAAAGCGGTGATGGTTGCCTCAATGGCAGGTGCCGTGAAAATGTTAAAAACAAAGTCAGCAGACTTGGCTTGTGAAACCTGGTAATCGGTCAATGCACATGAGAAGCCCTTGAGCATATTGAGCTCAATCTCTACTGCACTGCTGCTCAGATTTCCTGCAGTGTAACCACTGGAAAGGTCTTGAGCAGAAAGTGCTGCAGGGACTCGTGTGACAACCTTTTCTCCATGCTGTCTTGTTGCGTCCGCAAAGTTGCGTGCAAACATCTCAAACATGGGTGTAAAGTTGCCCAGATGGTCAAGCGTCTGGCTTGCCACATCTGATAAATTGAGTCCCTGCAACGTGTTCATATTTTATACTTAAGCAGACTTGATGCGCTCGAGGCAGCCAGAATTCCCCACACTAGCTCCATAGAGGCAAGCTACTGATACCATGTGCTTTCCGAGAGTTGCATCATACCAGCTCCTAAGCTGTAGCGGTACTCCAGAAAACTCATCCCTCAAGTTCTCGACCTGCACAGAACCATCAGCAGGAGCAGCAGGAAAACGTGCTGCAATTGCGATGGCAGAAGGGTGCAAGGCAAAACCCTGAAGGTTTTCAGATGTAGTGGTTGAGGATGCCCCATTGATGGCACCTGTGTATTCAAACAGGTCCATGCCGTGGACTCTATCACCAGCGTATTCACGCACACCTTCTGCTCCACCATAGGTGTTAGCCTGACCTACAATCTGGTCTTTTTGTATGGAGCTATAGTATGAAGGGCTAAGTATGACCGAGCGTTGTGTCCTGGGTGCCTTGCGTGTGCTCAGACTCCCTGCAATTGTAGCAATATCATCTGAATCAAAATTCGCGGCAGTCACTGTGGTGCTGTTGCTGTAATTAGAATTTATGACCAGGCTTACAATTGAGGTGAAGATT